AGCACGTTCACCGGTTCGGTATTTTTAGCAGACAGCGAGATTAAGGCGGCAGTGGCCACAGGCACCAGCGCAGCGGATGCGTTCGAGATTGTGAGCACGCTGACCGGATCGGTGCAGATCAAGGACTGCACGCTAATCGGGACATCGACGGGCACATACCTGGCCGAGGCGATCAGGGGCGACACAGCATGCACGGTGCAGGTGCAGGGATCGCTGAGCAGCAACGTCGAGGTGAGCGCGACGGTGACGATTGACGGCGGCATGTTGCACACAGATTCAAACTACGACATTTAGATCATGGCAAAAACGAAAATCAACGGGGAGTTCGAGGTAACGCAGACGGCGACATTTAGCGGGCAGCTGCACGCGGACTCGTTCAAGCTAAACGGCGGGGGCGTGGTCGATATGTTTCAGCAATACGGTTACGAGGTGGGCGTCGTCACAGTGACCAGCGGCGACACTTATTCCGTCACGTTCACAGCGACCGGAGTATCGGCGGGGGATTTCATTTTCACGGGCACGCCGGACGGGCAGGAGGACGATCTGATTTCGTCGGCATTTGTCGATGACACCGACGTGATCAAGCTCAAGATCCACAACGTGAACAAAAATACTGATTTTTCCACCGCGACCGCGACGTGGGGATTTTTAGCAATTTCATTTTCTTAACATCTGAACCAATAGTAACATGCCATCCACAAAAGTAACAGACCAAGCACGGAGCGCGATCAGCGCGCAGACTGTGACCACCACGACCACATTTACAAATTTCACGCGTGCCATTTATGTGGGCAATTCGGGAGACATCCCGGTGACGTTTGAGGACGGCACCAGCGTGACAATTAAAAACGCAGCCGCAGGATACCATCCATTGCAGGTGATCGCAGTCGGCGGCACCGGGCTGACCGCAACCAACGTGCTGGCACTGTTTTAACCATGAGCGCTTACTATGGACTAGGACTCGGGCTCGGCGGTGCGCCGGTGCCGATCAGGGGGTCGCACATTGCGCTGGGCAATTTTTACTTGCGCCCCGGTGGCACCACACTTTACCGCCGGCCTGACGGCACATCCATATACAAACGAGTAGTATCTTAACCATGTAACACTATGGAAGATTTAATAGTATCCAACGACATCGACAACTTTATGCAGTCGGCAGACAGTGCCGCTGGTAGAAATAGTTTAGGACTCGGCAACGTAGACAACACATCCGACGCGAATAAGCCTGTCTCCAGCGCGCAGCAGGCGGCTGACGACTCCCTCACTGGTATAATGGGCATGCTCAAGAAATGGGCAGACCTTGGACAATATACAACACCAAGAGGTGATCGCTCATCATTTAACACAAGCCTTGCAGACGCAGGAAAATTATCTGGTGGCGTGCTTGGATTAGATGAAAAAATTTATGGCATACCACGAGATAATAGCGATGTTCTTGTTATTGATCCATCGAATTCAAGTGTAACATTACAAGATTTTGGGGTTGATCTTTCAGATACAGGAAAATTCTCTGGTGGTGTTCTTTCACCAAATGGAGAAATTTATTGTATCCCTTTCTTTTCTCCAAACAGCCTAGTTATAGATACAATAAATTCGGTCGCAGTGCGCACAGATTTTGGTATTGATCTTTCGGGAACAGCAAAATGGGCTGGTGGAGTTTTAGGACCAGACGGGAAGATTTATGGGATCCCTTGGAATTCGACAGACATTCTGGTTATTGATACATCAAATTCAACTGCTACAAGAGAAGATTTTGGTATTGATCTTTCAGGGCCAGCAAAATGGGCTGGTGGAGTTTTAGGACCAGACGGGAAGATTTATGGAATCCCTTGGAATTCTAGCGATGTTCTTGTTATTGATCCATCGAATTCAAGTGCTACAAGAGAAGATTTTAGTGTTACACTATCAGATAATTTCAAATGGAATGGCGGTGTTTTAGGATCAGACGGAAAGATTTATGGAATCCCAGCGAACTCAACTGACATTCTTATAATTGATCCTATAGCGGAGTCCGCCACAAGAGAAGATTTTGGGCTGACACTAACAAGCTCCACAAAATGGGCTGGTGGAGTTTTAGGACCAGACGGGAAGATTTATGGAATCCCTCGAAATTCTAGCGATATTTTGGTCATTGATACATTAAATTCAACTGCTACAAGAGAAGATTTTAGTGTTACACTATCAGATAATTTCAAATGGAATGGCGGTGTTTTAGGACCAGACGGAAAGATTTATGGAATCCCCTGGCTATCGACAGACATTCTGTTGATCGAAAATTCAATAATCAATGACGTAAACAATGCATGGGTGCCTCAACTTAACAAATTTTAATTTGCAATGAAAATTTATTATATCTATAAAATATCAAACGGTGAATTCGCGGGATCTGGCATCACACCGATCCGAAATGCAATATACAACTTCACAGAAGTCGCTCCTTCACATATGGATGAGGATGATACCATTTTTTGGGATGGCACAGAATGGACAGACAGCCCTAGTGATGCACATCCAACACCTGATCTGGCAGAATATTTACCGATGCCAACCGTGCCTGAGTCGGTCACACCTCGCCAAATCCGCCTTGCACTCATCGACCGTGGCATCATGCCCGAGCAAATCACCGCCATGTTGGAGGCCATCGAAGATGTTACCCTCCGCGCCAAGTCCTTGGCCGAATGGGAGTATGCTCAAACGGTGCGCCGCGACCACCCGCTTATTTCACAACTCGGAGAATCCTTGGAATTTACCTCGGACGATGTGGACGCATTGTTCCGTGAAGCTAAAGCTATCGGGGAGTAAACCTTCCCCGAACCTGAAACCGACGAACTTGTTTAAAATAATCTCCTGAAAAGAACTCTCAATACATTTCAACCGACTAATCTAAGCAATGGAAGACATCATCACCAGATCCAGCATAGGCACAGGGGGCTTTTTAGCCACGCTGGGTCTGTCAGATTTTAACGAACTTGTCTCGATAGCGGTGGGACTCGCCACGCTGATTTACATGTTGATCAGCATTTACAAAACGACCAACCGGACGCGCAAATGATTCAGGAAATACCTATCGAATTTCTGACAATGTCCACCAGTGCCGTGGGTGGATTCTTTATGAAGCTCAAAGCGCTCGAGGCCGAGCGCAGGCAACAGGAGCACATCCACACCATCGAGGCGTTCAGAGCTCGCATGGAGGGTGCCACGCCGACAGCAGATGCCGCAGCCGGTCGATTGGATTCGTTCGGTAAATTCACGCGCCGGGCGCTGGCATTTGGCTTACTGTTCGCGGTGGTCGCTTTGCCATTTCTGGCACCGCTGCTGGACATGCCGACAGTGATCGAGACGACTAAAAAAACCGGAGGATTTTTGTTTGGACTATTCGGAGAGGGATCACGCGTAGAGCTGCAAACGGTGACGGGATACCTGCACACTGAGACGGTGCTCTTGGGATTCGCACACGTCGTCGCTTTTTATTTCGGCCAAGGGGCCGCCAAGCCATGAGCATTTCGCGGGAGCTTATCCACGGTGCCTTAAAGCGATTTCCAGAATCGGGTAAATCGACAATCGCAAAACATTTATACGCCAAGCATCCCGAAGTGTGGCCGTCGTTGGACGCATGCCGATCAGCGGTCCGATATTTTACCGGCGCCAGTGGAAGCAAGCATTTGCAAGATGTGAAAAAATCAGGAACTCTCATGGAACAAAAAAAGGGCACACCTACTGACGCAGTAAAGAGGCGCTTCCCGGATGGGCTGCGTCACCACAAAGATTTCGGGCCATACGTAGTCAAGGGTGCCAAGCGCGCGCTTCTGCTTTACGATGTGCACGCACCGTATCACGACCACGAGGCGCTTGAGATAGCGGTGCAGCATGGCATTGATTCGGGGTGCGATTGCGTGATTCTCGTCGGAGACTTCCTCGACTTTTACGCGTGCTCTTTTTGGGAGAAGGATCCACGCAAACGCGATTTCGCAGGGGAGCTGCAAGCAGGGCGGGAGATGCTCAAGGGCATCCGCGATGCATTTCCCGGCAAACAGATCATTTACAAGCTGGGCAACCACGAGGAGCGCTACGAGCGCTGGATGGTGACGAAGGCGCCGGAGCTTTTGGGCATCGAGGATTTTCAGATTCAGAAGCTGCTGCGGATGGACGAGCTCAACATCCGGGTGATGGATTATAGGGCACCGAGTAAGCTCGGAAAACTGAACGTCATCCACGGACATGAATTTGGAAAGACGATGACCACTCCGGTGAACCCATCGCGGGGGCTGTTTCTAAAGGGCAAATCAAATTCGATCTGCGGGCACTACCATCAGAGCAGCAGCCACAACGAGAAAACGATTGAGCAGAAGATCCTGGGGAGCTGGTCGAGCGGGTGCCTATGTGACATGCATCCGGATTACGCGCCAATGAATAATTGGAATCACGGTTTTATCGAGGTCGAGTTGGACGGGGACGATTTCACCGTCCACAATTACAAAATACTCAACGGCAAAGTTTACACGTAGCATGGAAGTGATCGCACTGACAGGGCCGAAGGGCGTCGGCAAAACATCCATCGCAAGGGCCATCGAGGCCAACCATTGGGATCGGGCAGCGATTTATTCGTTCGCAGATCCGATCCGACGGATGTTACGCGGTATCATCCCAGAAAGCGTGCTGCGCGATCCGGAGCAAAAGGAGCAGCCAATCGACTGGCTGGGCGGCAAATCGCCACGCCAGATCATGCAAACATTGGGCACCGATTGGGGGCG